AGTATCATTTCCATTTTCTGCTTCAAGCACCAGCAACGGTTTATATTTGTTTATTGTATCACTTGCACCTTGTAGTACACGTGTTTCAAAACCATCTACATCAATCTTAATATAACTTATATTAGGCAAGTTAAATTGATCTAATGTAAAAATTTCTTCATCGTGCCATTTTTCTTTTGGCACTTTACCAGACGTCATACTTCCACCACCACTTACAGAAATAGTTTTATGTTCTTCTCCTAATCCGCATTTGAAGTGTGTGCATTTATCTAATGGAACATTATCACTAAACAAACGTCTGTGTCTATAATCAAAGCAGTAAACGTGTTTAAATGGTAAACTCAAATACCTAGCATATTCACCATCTCTACACCCAATGTCAACTGCATTTTCATATTCTAAAATAAAAGGCACACTTGCTTTCCAAGTTAGTTTACAATGATGTTCGGGAAACTCTCCTGTGCCGTCTTTGGAAACAAAATAATCTTTATCATACCAATCAGGATTAAAATTATTTGATTTCCATACTGTAGGTAAAACTGGATACATTAATAGTCTACCTTTTGTACCTGATGTGGATATTTTGCTTCTCTGTAATATCTTTTGCGTTCTGTCAAATGTCTTTTTGCATACTTGCAAGTTGAAGTAATATCCCAAATTTGAACAAAATCTTTGTCCTCTGCCTTTCTAATGCCTCTACCAATTGATTGAATAACTCTTACAAAAGATTTGCCAGGCTCGATAAGTACGAGATTGAAAATCCTAGGTATATTAATGCCGACAGCAGCAACTCCATACGTTGCAACAATAACTTTGCCGTCTGCTGTTTTAATTTCATCATACTGCTCTTTTCTTTCGTCAAGTTTAACATCTCCTTTAATAAATGTTGCATCTGGTAAGTTTTTAAGTAACTTTTTACCAGTATCAATTCTATTTACTAGAACAAGTGTATTACCATTTTTAGCAACTTTTTCTATATGATTGCTTATAAAATTTATTCTCTTTTCATCTGTAACTAGCCAAGTATATTCTTCTGCATAGTTTCTAAAAGTTTCTATATCTTTTGTTTGAACAATTTGTATATCTAGTTTTGCTAACACATCTTTTTGCTGTAAGTCGTGTGCAGATACAGAATTAATTACAGGTCCTATGCCTGCTAGTATTCCTTGAAATTCCCATTTTTCTTTTGGTACTGTACCTGTTAATCCCCAACGTATAGGTGCGTGTCTAAAGTTTTGTGTAAGCAGTTTCTTAAGGACATCTGCTTTTGCTTGATGTACTTCGTCAACAATAACTGCACGTACACCTTCTGCAAATTCTGCAAGTGTAAGACTGTCAGTATCATATTTCTTCTTATCTAAAACATTTAAACTCTGCCAGGTACAAATAGTATGTGTGTGTCCTAATTCTTTTCTGTCACCAAAGTAAACGCCAACATCTAAACCTACATTTTTATAATCTTCTTCTGTTTGTGTTACAAGTGATTTATTAGGAACAATTACAATTGTTCTACCATAAGGTTCACACAAATGACTTAGTGTTGCTGTAGTAATAGTTTTACCAGCACCTGTTGCAACTTCTTGTAGACTTTGTGGATTTTCTAAAAATCTATTTACAACATCATATTGATAATCACGTAACACAATTGGTTCGCCTGCTTGTTGGTGTCCTTCTGGCCACGTCTTTCCTTGATCAGCCCAATAGTTTTCTGTGATAGGATTGAATTCTAATTTAGTGTGTTCTCTTTGATCTATAACTTCTATATCATAACCATCATTTTCTACGATAGGCAATGCAACATCAAGATGAGCTAGAAAGCCATTACCTCCAATACCAAAAAAACTTACCGTACCATCCCATCTACCTAATTTAAATGCAGGCATATGACGTGCATATGGCAAATCAAATTTTAGTTTGTTTGCAATTTTTCTTCTAGTTTCAACACGTAAGTTTTCAAACTTTATGTTTACTTCATCTTTTATTATTAATTTACAATTCAACTATATTTTTCCTCATTAGTGTTGGATCAAAATCACCAACATATAAGACAATAGGAGACCTTTCAAGTAGTAGTCTCGTTGTTGTCTGGCTTGTTTGAATAATGTTATTTGTTATGACTATTGTAGCATCAAAACCATCTTTGAACAACCACTTTGCGGGCCGTTTTTGAAAGATTAGATACTTGGCTCCATCTATTTTTCCGCCAAAACCGTTATCTTTGACCCAATTATTTAAATTACTTGTGTCGTTTTTATTTGCTCTAAAGCATACACGGAATAAATTTTTATCCATTCCTAACTTATCAATAGCAAGATTTAGTTTGTTTAAAAACTTTAACGGTTCATCATTGCCGTCTAACATAAAAACCATTTTACCATCTATGTGCGATGTAAATTCTAATAAATCAATAATACTATTTTCATAAAATACATTTGTTTTACTACTAGCAATAGTTTCTATCTTATTTGTAACTTTTCCGCTATAACAATATCCCATACATTTTGCAAGGATTAAATCTGACATTACATTATCTGTCTTTTTAGTTTTAAAATATTCAACAGATGATTGTGGTGCATTACATAGTTCTACTTGTTTGTTAACAATCTTAGAAGTAGGAATGTATGAATTTTTATTATCTGTAATGTCATTAAGTTGATCTATAGCATCTGTAAAACTTGCATCAACTTCAAAATCATTTTCATTACACCATAGTAAAACACTCATTAAAGGTGCTTTATAAAAGTACATCATTCTAATTTTACGATCAGGATTCCAAATATCAAATTTTTGTCCTGGTAAAGTAAATTCTTTTTCGTAAGAATCTTTCAGACTATAAGGAAACTTTAAACACACAAAAGGTGTTTTGTTATCTTGTTCGACCCAAACTTTCTTTTGATTGTCAATAACTCTAAAAGGTTTTTTCCAACGTGGGAATTCTATTTGTTTCTCAATGTCTATCCAAGGTGCAAGACTCTTTCTGTATTTGTATAGAATTTTAAGAACATATTGTCCTTGTTTTTCAGTAAGGTCTTTTCCGTGTGTAATTGTTGTGTAAAAACTACGTGCAGCAGATTGATCTTGATACTGCATAGACAACCTTTGTTGGTCCATAGTATCAAGAGCCACAATGAATAGGTCTTCAATAAACATTATATTACTCATAGTTACATTATACTTTGAAATACTATGCTAGTCAACACTTATTTGTGATAATAAATGCTTTTCTAACCTTTTAATAGGAGTACCTGCTTTGATTTCTTCTTGGAACCATTCACAGTGTGTTAATTTTACTAACCACTCCTCACGCTCAGGAAGTGTAATTTTTTCTATGTTGTCTATTTTGTCACTCACAGGGTGTGCTAAACTAGACTTATCACAAATTACCGGTGTTCCTTGTATTGCAGCAAGTATAGGTGGTCCACTATTATGATTTATCACACAATGATAGTTGTAATCTATATCAAAGTCATCATATGTTCCTTTAACCTGCTGTGGTACTTGTCTTACAACATTTACAAATTCGTGCTCTATACCTATCATAGGAGATCTAGGATGTGGCCTTATGTAAATTTTCCTATCTGTATGCTTTCTTAGTTCATTGATAATACTACTAGTCCAACTATCCATTGAAGGCATACCTTGCCATTGCAAACTTTTTTGATGTTGTGTTGCAATTAAGATTTCTGGACGCCTGTCATTGTTTACAGGTTTAAGTGATATGCCTAATTTTTTTGGTCTATCATTGTCAAGGGTAGTATCATTGCCAAAAATGCCTAATCCATTAATATGATTAAGGCAAATTCTCCAAGTTTTGTTTCTTAATAAATTCCCTACTTCAATAATTATGACAGGTTTATTGTTAGCACGGCACTTATCATAAATTTGTTTGTTAGGAGACATCCTTCCATTCCACAACACAGACCAAATTACTGCAACATCTTCGTTAGAACTTACAACTTCGTGTCCTTGTGCTAAAAGTCCTTGTTGGAAAGCGTCAAATATCGGAGGGCTGTTTAAGGCACCGTTTTCTCTATACAATCTAAATCTCATTGCAACATATTTAACAACGCAGACCAAGTTTAGAATGCAGTTTGGAGAAATTAATTAAATATATTGGCACAATGAACAAAATAGAAAAAAGACTTAGGAAAAATTTCACTCATCAACCTTTAGACTGCTTAGTAATAGGCGAAGGGTTTGGGTTAATACCTGCTCTTTTGAATATTTACGATACAGTTTTTGTTCATTCACGTTCTGTTCCGGAAACAAAAGATAAAAAACTTATTTGGCGGAAAGAAATTAAGTCTTGTTACGCACTTACCAAAATAAGTGCTATATACATTGACCTTGAATACAAAAAAGCACTGGATTATATTACTCCTTTGTTTCATAATCCAGGAAGTGAAGTAATTATAGAAGGAAGTACACCACTAGAACGTGAACATACAGTAGGTTTGTATAGTGCTGGATATCAATGTATTGCAACTTGTGATAATTATCATATATGGAAGAAAGTAAAATGAGTATTAGTGTAGTAACAACGTTTCATAAACCAGGTTATGACCAATATGGAAAAAGAATGATCAAATCATTCCTCGAAAATTGGCCAAGTGACATCAAACTTTATGTGTACGCTGAAGATGTCGAGGTAACTGAACGTGCTGATAATTTAATCATTAAAGATTTACATAAAGAGAGTCCAGAATTAGTAAAGTTTAAGCAAACTTGGAAAAATGTTCCTAAAGCAAATGGAGATGTGTCTTCAGATCCAATAAGATCTAAAAGACGAGACAGTGGAAAAGGCTTTAAATGGCACGCCATACGTTTTGCACACAAGGTTTACAGTATTTTTGCTTGTGCAAAAGAATGCAACACAGATTATTTGTTTTGGATGGACGCTGATACATTTTGTCATTCTCCTATTTCACATAAAGCGTGGAAAACTTTCTTACCAGCAGAAGCAGAGTTGTGTTATTTAGGCAGAAAAGGAAAATATTCTGAGTGTGGACTCTATGCAATGAAATTAAATTCACCTAATGTGCAAAATTTCCTAAAAGAGTTCCAAAGAGTCTATGATGAGGCAGAAAAAGGAATATTTTTAATGGCAGAATGGCACGACAGTTTTGTTTTTGACGAAGTTAGGAAAAAATTCCCCTTAATGAAACAACATAATTGGGCAGGACACCTAATTGACCTACGTCCAAGACCAGGAATGAGTACAGGAGAAGGTCATCCTTTAATTAATTGCGAATGGGGTGCATTTCTCGACCATTTAAAAGGTGGCAGAAAGCAGTTAGGTCATAGTAAACGTGAAGATTTAAAAGTTATGCGTACAGAGCCTTACTGGGTTAAGCAGTTCCGTGGCGTTTAGCAGCAATTTGTTGTTTGTCTTCAGGTAAAAGTGTAATATAAGGTCCAGGACCCATTCGTCTACCGAATGCACTTTGTTTAGGAGCATTTGTTCCTTGTTTTGGAGCGTAAATAAAAATTCTTTTGCTCTTATTGTCGATCATATCGTAACCTTTATCTTCTAAAAACTTACAAATAACATCAACGTCAGCACTTACTTCAAATGCTATCCAAGGATTTTGTGTTTCAATTAATTTTTCAGCACCTTGTATGACTTGCCATTCATATCCTTGCACATCCATTTTTATTAGGCTGCAATTTTCAATATTTTCGTCATCTAATTTTTTAACTGGCACTGTATAAAGACCTGGCTGATCTCCTTCGTTCCATAATTTACTATTTCCACAATTTTTTATCTCATCGTGGAAGTTTGATTCGCCATTAAAATTAGAAAGTGCAACATTTCTAACAATTGTTTTTCCTTGCACATTTTTTTCTAAACATTCTCTGTTTCTAACACTAGGTTCGTAACTATAAACAGTGTTAAAATGTTGTGCTAGTGTAATACTCCACACTCCAACGTTTGCACCTATATCAACAAATGTATTTTTTGTAGGAATGTGTTTTAAAATTGTATTTCTTTGTTTTTCTTCGTAACCTGCTTTGTTAAGTGCTGTGTCTGTTTCTAAATGACGAGTCATTTTAGTGTCACCTTCAGGAACGTGCCATCCATTTGCTAATTTTCTCATATGTACCTCCTAAAAAATTGCCAGGCTTCACCTGATTTTAATTCATCGAAGTTCCAATGACACATTGCTAGTTTTTCAATCCATTGTTGCCTGTCAAACAACTTAGGATCCTCTAATCTTTTTAGATTTGTGTTACAAACGCCGTCAACTTGCGAAAATTCAGGTTGTGGATCAGTAACAAACACAGGTACACCTTCTATTAAACTTGCTACACTAGGACTACTGTTGTAAACTACTGTTGCCCAAGCATTTTGTAAATCATTTTTAATACTAGGAGCCCAAGAAACAAAAACATTAGGTTGATTTATGCGTAAGTAGTTTCTTGCCTTTTTATCTCCAGGATGAGCCCTTACAATTATTGGTCTGTCTGTTAAAGATTTTATTGTTTTAATGGTTTGGTCTAACCAAGTCATTACTGGCAGTCCTTTCATACTCCAGCCACCATTTCTTTGAAGGCAAACAAGAATATGTTTGCCGTCTGTTCTATAATCTTTCAAATTTAAATTCAATCGCTGACTAATTTTCTGCCATCTAGTAGGATCTATGTCTTTATCAAAATAAAAACCTGTAGTTGGGAATACTCCATCAAAACTATAACGCAAGTAAGTCTTTGTATTACCAGGATCGGCGTATAAGAACAAATTACTATCAACTATTAATGATCTTTTGCCCTCTGCTTTTTGCTTTTCAACAGCATTGCGTCTTAGTATTAAATGAGGTGCTGTTTTGCCGTGTTCGTGTACAAATCCTTGTATAAATGCAACGTCACAGTCTAATGTAGTCATTTGTCTATGTCCAACACCGGTATCGCCGGCAGCATTTACACCTGCAATAAAATTATCTAAAATTAAAGGCTTTTCTGGATTATTATTGTTGGGTGGTATTCCGGCATAGTATGCTACTGCTGTAAACTTTGACATTTTTATTCACTTTCTAACAAATTATATTTTCTCAAACACTTAATTGCTGTTCCATTTATTAATTCTTCCTTTGTAAATTGCTGATATGTTAACATACATAACCAGTCAGCAATAGGACCACGATATAAATTATTGATATCTTCTAATCTGTTTTTAGTAACTGGATTTGTAATATGTGTATCTAATGTAAGTGCAGGAACACCTTGCCATATTGCTTCTGTGGCTGCATTACTATTAATACTTACTACACAATAATAATCTTCGTCGGCAAGTTCTTTATACAAATTTGTTCTTTTACGTAATGGGGCTTTTTCTCTAAATTTAATTTTTTTATCTGTATATTTTCTTAATTCTTTTTCGACATCATACTTCCAAGTTTTTAAATCAACGTGGAATACACTTGCAGCAAATGGTCCTGGTTCGATGACATAGATAATTTCTCCACCTTCTCTCCAAGGCTTAGGAAACTTTGCTATGTTACCAAGTCTATCTGCTGGGCAGGCAAATGCCTTACCGT